AACCGCTCCAGTAGTAACGCAGACACAAGCACAGCTTGACGCACACGAAAGAGAATGTGCTGCTAGGTATTCTTCTGTATTAGATAAATTAGGTACTTTAGATAAACGTATGTTTCGTATGGAAGCCTTACACATGGCTTCTATTATTGCTGTTATCGGGCTAGTTTTAGCCACATTTTTAAAGTAGATACTCTATGACTACAACAGGTACAAGTACATTTAACCTCGACCTTAATAACCTTGTAGAAGAGGCGTTTGAGCGTTGTGGTGCGGAGTTACGTACGGGATATGAAATGCGTACCGCTCGTAGGTCTTTAAACTTACTAACTATAGAATGGGCTAATCGTGGCATTAATTTATGGACGATCAATCAAGGTAGCATCCCACTTACGCAAGGTACTGGTACTTATAATCTTCCTATCGATACTATTGATCTGTTAGATAGCGTTATCCGAACGGGTACTGGCACAAATCAAAACGATATAAACATTACTAGAATTAGTTCTTCTACATACGCATCTATACCTAACAAGAACTCTCAAGGTAGACCGATTCAAGTGTGGATAGACCGACAGTCTGGTGCGACAGAACCTACAACGGGGATAGCATACCCCACTATAAACGTCTGGCCTGTACCCAATAACGATACTTACACTTTTACTTATTGGAGACTTAGACGTATACAAGATGCGGGTAACGGGGTAAATACTGAAGATATACCATTTAGGTTTCTCCCCTGCATGGTTGCTGGGTTGGCGTACTATTTGTCATTAAAGCTACCGGAGGCTATGGGCAGGGTTGAAATGTTAAAACTAGCGTATGAAGAACAATGGAATTTTGCCTCAACTGAGGATAGAGAGAAGGCTTCTCTTAGGTTAGCTCCTCGACAAATGTTTTACTAAAGTTATATGGCTAATAAGTTTGCTTCCGGCAAAAATGCGATAGCAGAATGTGATCGTTGCGGTTTTCAATATAAACTCAAGCAATTAAAAGAGTTAACGATAAAAACCAAAAATGTTAACATTCTAGTGTGTCCTACTTGTTGGGAGCCGGATCAACCACAAAATCAACTGGGTATGTACCCTGTAGATGATCCACAAGCATTACGTAACCCTAGGCCAGATAATAGCTATGAACAGTCAAGAGATATACAATGGGGTTGGAATCCAGTAGGACTAGACAATCCACTAGAACTTAGTGGTCTCGAAGATGATTTAGTAAGTGATGGACAAATAGGTGTAGTAACAATAACAACTAGCTAAGGAACTGATATGGAAGATACAGGAAAATTCAAACAACCTAAACCATGCCCTGTACCAAATGTAGACGGGTACCCAAACAAGGTAGCAAACACCCAGACACAAAAAACTCGTGGTACTGGTGCGGCTACTAAAGGAACTGGTCATAGCAAAAAGATGGGTTAAATGAACTACGCTACTTTATTTGAGACTATACAGGCTTACGCCGAAAACACGTTTCCCAGTACGTCTGTAAACGATACTTCTTCCTCTGCCTCTACTTTTACAACTAAAGAGCAGATTGATACGTTTATACGACAAGCTGAGCAACGGATTTTCAACGTCGTTCAACTACCTGATTTACGTAAGAACGTAACGGGCACACTAACTAACGGTAATAAATATTTAGGGATACCTACAGATTGGTTATCTACGTTTTCATTAGCGGTTATTGCCGCCGATGGTAGTCAGGCGTTTCTTTTAAATAAAGACGTTAACTTTATGCGCGAGTCTTTCCCAGACCCAACAGCGACAGGGGTTCCGACGCATTATGCTATTTTTGATAACACCTCTTTTATTCTTGGGCCTACGCCAAACAGTAATTACTCAATGGAGTTACATTACTTTTATTATCCACAGTCTATTGTAGACGCGGGGACATCTTATTTAGGAGATGATTTTGATTCTGTACTTTTGTATGGGTCTTTGATGGAAGCTGCTACGTTTATGAAAGCAGAACCAGACGAGATTGTTAATTACCAAAAACGGTATGATGAAGCGTTAGGATTAATTAAGATGCTTGGTGATGCTAAAAATCGTCAAGATATGTATAGAACCCCACAAGTAAGGTATCCAGTTAAATAATATGCAAACCGAAAAACTTTCTTTTTTATTAGGTGGGGATGGTATTACAGTAGCTACCACAAGTGGTCGTGGCTTTACACCAGAAGAAATAGCAGAACGAGCACTAGACAAAATTATTTCTGTAGGGTCACAATCACACCCTGTAATTAGGGATCAAGCAGAAGCCTTTAGAGCGCAAATCAAACAAGTTCTAATTTTTTATTTAAACGAGGCTGTAAAGTCACATAACGTAACTCTGGCTAACAAGCTCACTAATGCAGGTTATTCAGAATTAACATCAATCTTAGATTCATAAGGAGCCAATTATGGCAATTTCACAAGCAATGTGTACTTCTTTCAAAGCTGAACTTATGTTGGCTGTACACGATTTTCGTAACGGAACTGGAGATACATTTAAGTTAGCGCTTTACACATCTTCAGCTACAATTAACGCGAACACTACAGCGTATTCAGCTACTAACGAAACAACAGGTACTAACTATACCGCTGGTGGGGCTAATCTTGTTAATACAGGTGTGGCTAAAACAGAGACTAGTGTAACCGCTGGTACTGGCTTTACAGACTTTACTGACCTTACGTTTTCTAACGTAACAGTTACAGCCCGTGGCGCTCTTATCTACAATAACACTCCGTCAGCAAACGGTATTTCTGGTGCGGTTCCAAATGCAGCAGTAGCAGTTCTGGACTTTGGTGGTGATAAGACTTCAACAGCTGGAGATTTTACTGTTATTTTCCCTACAAACGATGCGACAAACGCGATCATTAGAATCGCTTAAACAGAATGTCGGCATTAGCTTGGGGTCAATCTACTTGGAATAATAGTGATGGTTTCGGAGGCATACTTGACGCTAATGTAACTGTTACGGGGGTAAGTTCGACTGCAAGTGTAGGTAGTGTAACTATATCTGAAAGTGTTGCTTTCGCAATAACAGGTGTTTCGGCAACAGCAAGTGTAAGTAACGTAGTAGCTAGTGCGGGTGCAAACCCTGAAGTTATAGGTACAGCAGCAAGTGGGGTTATTGGAAGTCCTAGTGTAACTGGAGCAGCAAGTGTAACCCTTAGTGGTTTGTCTGCGACAACAGGTTTGGGTACATCAACAGCGAGTATTCCAAAGAATGTAACTTTATCTGGAGTTTCAGCTTCTGGTTCCTTAGGACAAATAGTTGGGCTACAACCAGACTCGTGGGGGGCTTTAACTTGGGGTACGCCTAGAGGTTGGGATGGCTTTATAAACGTTGATGTAGCGTTAACGGGTGTACAAGCATCAGGGGCTTTAGGTACTTCGAGTGTATCTACCGAACAAAATCTAACATTAACAGGAGTTGCAGCAACAGCAAGCCTTAGTACCGGAGTAGAAGTTGAAGCAGGTGCAGATCATCCAGTTACTGGCGTAGCAGCTACTACAACTCTAGGAACAGTAACCGCTACAGCTGGGGCTAGTGGACAACCAGCAGGACTACAGGCAACAGGAAGCACTGGAACATTAGGATTTGTAACTACTAACTTTGTAAACGTTACAGGTGTTTCCGCATCAAATGTTGTAGGTACCGCTACAGTAACGGCAGACGCTTCTGTTACAGTTATAGGTGTTTCAGCAATAATATCAACAACCACACCATTAATATGGCAAAATATCGACGATGATCAAACACCAAATTGGTCAGAAATTAGCACGGGAAGTGCAGCTTGGACGGAAGTAGACGACACACAATCACCTAATTGGCTGCCTATAGCAGCCTAGGAGTAAAAAATGGCATCAACATATTCATCAAATCTTAAGTTACAACTCATGGGTACTGGTGATAACGCTGGCACTTGGGGTACTGTAACTAATGTAAATTTAGGCACTGCGCTTGAAGAATCTATAGCAGGCACAGTAGATATAGCTTTCTCTAGTGGGGACGTTACCTTAAGTCTAACAGATACCAATGCTACACAGTCCGCTAGAAATATGCGGTTAAACTTAACTGGTACCTCCGGCGGAGCTAGAAATTTAATTGTTCCCGCCGTTGAGAAGATGTATGTCGTTAACAACGGTTTAGCTGACGCTTGCACAGTTAAAGTATCTGGTCAGACAGGTGTAGCAGTTCCCGCCGGTAAAACTACGCTTTTGTTTAATAATGGGACAGATGTTGTTAATGCTATAACCCATTTAAGCTCGCTAACATTAGCTACAGACTTAGCTATTGCTGACGGAGGTACTGGCTCTAGTACTGCTTCTGCAGCGCGCACCGCATTAGGTGTTGCGATTGGTAGTGACGTTCAAGCCTTTGATGCTGACACACTCAAGGCTGACACTGCTGACACACTTACAGCACCATTCAGAGGCACAGTAACTACTGATAACGATTTATCGTTTGACCTAAACGTAACCAACAACTTTCAATGCACACCTAGTGGT